GAATATATTAACCCAGTATGTATTGTAGAAACTGTGGGGAGGATATGAGTGGAGATGGGTACACACTACCTTTCCATTGTATAAATGTTAGTGAAGAGGACTGGTGGTATAGTCCACCAGATTCTGGGCCTTACTATTGCGACGGAGATGAAGAATGAGTTAGTATGGCAAAAAACAAACAAGAAGCATTAGCAGATTTAAACAAGCGATATAATAAAACTTTATCGCTTTTACAAGATAAAAAGGAATCAAAGATGAAAGCAGTTGAAGGACGTACAGATAGTGTAAACATCGTATTCTGTGACAATGGAGTATATATTGAGTATGATGATAAAGATAACAATTGGAAGCATCACAAAAGAGTTTTTACTCAACTTGAAGATGCTCTAGAGGCCGTTAGTTGGCTATGGAAGCCTGAAGACGAGGAGTGCTAATGACAACCGAAGTTAAGTTAGTAGGCATGACTATGCCGAGCGCAATTACAGGGTGTCATACAGCAAACGATCTTATAGCTTATGCAGCTCGTGTAAGCAACCCTGAAAATCAAAATAACACAAAAACTTCTTCTAAGCTTTTACGTTATTTGATTAAGGAAGGTCACTGGTCCCCGTTTGAGATGGTATCAGTAACTATGGAAATTAAGACAACCCGAGACATTTCTCGACAAATAATTCGCCATAGATCTTTCTCTTTTCAAGAGTTCTCACAGCGTTATGCTGTTAGTGAGAAATTTAGTGTAACTAGAGAAGCAAGAAAACAGCACCCTACAAATCGTCAGCTAAGTATGCAAGACGAAGATCCTGTAAAACAGAAAAAAGCTCAAGAAATTTTTAGTGAAATGCAGGCAGAAGTTGCAAGAGTAGCAAAAGATCATTATGAAATGGCATTAAATAGCGGTATTGCAAAAGAACAAGCCAGAGCTTTATTGCCAGAGGGACTCACTCAAACTACCCTATATATGGCAGGAACTCTAAGAAGTTGGGTTCATTTTTGCGAGCTGAGGCGGGGTCATGGCACACAAAAAGAACACATGGAAGTAGCAGATCAGTGCTGGGATATTCTTGGTGTACATTTTGCTGACGTTGTAAAAGCTATGGAAGAAGTAAGTGAGTAATTTAATTATTATATCACAATTCTGGGAGCAGGATAGACGGGCAGTAGTATATAAATCTATTTTAAAACCGGACTATTATGTATCTTTATTTCAAAATGATGAGCTATCAGCAGAAGTACAGTGCCATAATAAAGGCATGAATTATGCTGAAGATATTGCAGAAAATTGGGTAACAAGGAGCTAATATGGTAAGAGGAATTAAGAGAAGAGATTATGAAAAACTTTCGTCGTCTAATATAAGGCATGTTATATCGCTTCTCGAAGATGAAATTAAACCTATATCAAAAAAAGAAGCATGTTCTATTTTAAATATCGCATATAATACTACTAGACTTAGTAAGATTATTGATGACTTTAAAGACACACTAGAATTTGTTTCTAGAAGGAAAGCTCAGAACAAGGGAAAGGCAGCAACGCGTGGTGAGATACAACAAGTAATAACGGAGTATCTACAGGGAGACAACATATCAACTATAGCAAAAAGTTTATATAGGTCTACTGGTTTTGTAAAATCTATAATTACAAAAGCTGGAGTACCTCAAGTAGATAAGTCTACTTATTGCTACCTCCCGGATGAATGCGTTGCTGAAACTTTCTATACAGGACAAAGAGTATGGTCTGCTAAATATCAAGCACCCGCAATCATAAAAGATGAAATAAGTGTGGATTATCAAGCAGAAAAAGAAGGATATAACGATACTAACTACGAGAAGAAATACTTCTCTAAGTGCTATGCAATTTATGTATTTCAAGAGATCAAACAGGAAGTGCAAGAATTTTTTATAGGAACCTCTACCGGAGGTTTCAATGGGTATTCTCTAGCTTGTGAGTTAGGTAGCTTGGAACATTTAAAAGAGTATGGTGTGGATTTAACTAAACTATGAGAGATTATAGAGCGTGGCAAAGAGCACAAACAGAGTTAAATGCAGATGGCAATGAAGATAGAGGTAGAGAAGGTGAAGACGAAGCTGATACAAAAGCTCCGGGACATTTTAATAGTCGTAAGTTATCAGACGAAGAGTGGATCGAAATCCTTCAAGCTCTTAATGTCGAAGCTACTAAAGACTAGTATTGTATTTTTCCTGCTAAGTAGCTTTTCCCTACTAGAAAAAGCAGCTAATTTAAAAGGAAAATACCTCCTTTGGAAAAATAATTCTTGACAAATATTTATTTATTTATTATAATAGTATTTCAAAAATTGAGGAAGCAATGGGCGACCGATTCTACCGACAACAACTAGAGTTCCTGGGTACATGCCCAGGGTATTATGGCAAACCTAAAAGGACAAGACGCATGGCATGGGATGATGACAAGAAGGCAGAAGCAGTAAGTATGTATACTGAGTCTGATCCTTCTCCTGAAAATTCAATGGAAATTGTAAAAGAGATCGCAGAAGAACTTAATGAGTCACCAAACGGTGTACGCATGATTCTGACAAAAGCAGGTGTATATGTAAAAAAGGCTCCTGCGACTGGCGCAACCAAATCTTCTGGCAGCAACGGTGGTAGTAGCCGAGTTTCAAAAGCAGCAGCTATTGAAAGCCTCTCGGCGGCTCTTACAGACGCAGGCCAAGAAGTAGATGAAGAGATTATCAGTAAACTTACGGGTAAAGCAGCAATGTACTTTGCTGGCATTATCTCTAACGTAAACAGCTAACTCTAATCTAACAAAAACTCCTCTTTCGAGAGGAGCTACTATAACCACGAGAAGGAAACTTCTCGTGGTTTAGTTCGTCTTACAGAAACAACCTTAGAGGTCAGAGACGTAAAAAATTTTACTTACCTGCAGTACTAAGGAGATATATGAGAAAAGAAGAACTAGCAGACACAGTAAAAGAGTATGGCGATGCAGTTATAACTTATAGGAGTGAAAACTCTAATAAGTTAAAATATAATGTATGTACGCTAGACTTTTCTACCCCCTACATTCAGGATAAAAAGAACAGAGCAAAAGAAACTAAGGACACCCTTTTATTATTTTGCTGGGACACTGACTCTTATAGACTCTTGAAACCTAGAAACGTAACTACTATTGTACCGCTTTCGGCCGTACTTAAAAACGGAGGTTAATATGGAGTTATATCAAGCTCCTGAAACATACGAAAGAGTTATACATTATGATACAGAAAAACAGATTCAAGTAAGGCTAGTAGTAAGTGAGTTTAGGGGTACTGAGTACCTTCACTTAAGAAAGTATTATTTAGATTTTACAGAGGAATGGAAGCCGAGTAATGAAGGAGTGTCTATGCCTTTATCGTTTGAAAATTCTAAAGAGCTCTTTTCAGGCTTAGTTGAGATTCTTTCTCTGGCAGAGAGTAAGAATATACTCGAAGAATACTTTTCTGATATTTTAGACGACATGTATCAAAAATAGTTCTTGACTTTTACTCGTTATTATACTATAATATTGTTTCTGTAATTGAGAGAACCCAGTGAAAGAATTTCTTGCACAATGTAATGAGTGTTACTATACAGGCAATCCGATTATTTCGGACGCTGAATTTGATATTCTATCGTTAAAGTATGGAAATACTGACGTCGGTCATACGGTAACTGACGGCACTGCACACTGGTTTCAAATGTACTCCTTACAGAAAGTATTTGATTTGTCAGTATATTCTGACTTAGAAAAATACGTCCGTACTCCAAAGTTAGATGGAGCCGCTGTCTCGTTACTATACGTTGGTGGTGAGCTTGTTCTGGGACTTACAAGGGGTGACGGAAAGTTGGGCAGAGATATTACAGATAAGGTTAAGCACCTCGCTCCCAATACTTTGGATAGTAAGAATATTATTCAAGTAACTGGAGAAGTTGTTTGTCCTTCAAATATCTCTAACGCAAGAAATCTTGCTTCCGGTTCCTTGAATCTCAAGGACGAAAGCGAGTTCCTAAGTAGGCCTCTGACATTTGTTGCTTACGGGTTACAGTCTGAACAAGATATGTTTTCTTACTTCACTGAAGGGTTAGCTTATCTTGAATCTCAAGGCTTTAATGTTGTAACAACTTTTAATGTGTCAGAGTACCCTACTGATGGAGAAGTCTTTAGGTTAGATAGTAATTATCTATTTAATAATGCGGGTTACACCTCACATCATCCTAGAGGCGCTTTTGCTCTCAAACAACAGCAAAAAGGTATAGTCACTACATTATTGGACGTGACTTGGCAGGTAGGCAAATCAGGGGTTGTTAGTCCTGTAGCGATACTAAATCCAATTAAAATTGGAGACGCTGTTGTTTCGAGGGCCACCTTGCATAATATGGAATATATAAATGCTCTGGAATTAGAGATAGGCTGTAATGTAGAGGTTATTCGTAGTGGCGAAATTATACCTCGTATTTTAAGGCGTGTATGATTCCTAAGACCTTGTAAAAAATAATTCTTGACAAAAACCCAAAATTTTCGTATAATATATTTTCATTTTCTGAGAGAACTAAATTGCTGACCCAGATTACAAGACCACAACATTGCCCTAGCTGCAATAGTATTCTTGAATGGCTCAGCCCTTTACTCTATTGCCGTAATTCTGATTGTGCTTCACAATCGAGCAAGAAAGTAGAACACTTTGCTAAAACTTTAAAAATTAAAGGATTAGGCCCGGCAGCAATCAAAAGATTAGATATTAGAGGAGTTGACGAAATCTACAGCTTCACGGAAGAAGAATTATGTGTAGGACTCGATTCCGATAAACTAGGATCTAAATTATTTGCAGAGATAGAAAACTCAAAAAATGCACCATTGAATACAGTTTTAGCGGGGTTCAGTATCCCTCTAATTGGTAAGACCGCAAGTGAAAAACTAAGCTCAGTATGTGATACTATATATGAAATCAATGAGCAAAGCTGCACTGAGGCAGGACTTGGCCCAAAATCTACTGAGAGTCTAACAACATGGTTAGATGAGGTATTTTACCCAACGCTAGAGGGCTCTTTGCCTTTTAGCTTAAAGTTTAATAAATCACCGCAGAGCTCTCAGGCTGGAATTGTATGTATAAGTGGAAAACTGAAGAGTTTTAAAACAAAAGCAGATGCTACAACTTGTTTAAAAGCCGCAGGCTTTGAAGTAAAGACTAGTGTTACAAAAGACGTAACACATTTAGTTAATGAAAGTGGTATAGAAACTGCAAAAACCGAAAAAGCCAGACTATCTGGCATAACAATAATTGAAAACTTAAAAAGTTTTTTAGAGGAATAATTTATGTCAACACTTCCTAAGTGGACCGATGAACGTACAGAAGAGCTAACTACATTTGTAGGCGATGAGTCTCCTGTATCTCAAGAGACTGTAGCTTCTGCTGCTGATCGTCTTGAAACCTCTACTCGATCTGTCTCTAGCAAATTGCGAAAGATGGGTTTTGATGTAGAACTTGCTTCAGCTCGTGGAGGCCGTGCCTTCAGCCCAGAGCAAGAAGCTACTTTGTCTTCTTTTGTCACCGACAATAGTAAGCAATATACTTATGCTCAAATCGCTGAGCATTTTGAAGGCGGTGCTTTTACTGCTAAGACTATTCAAGGCAAAATTTTGTCTATGGAATTGACTTCGCATGTAAAACCTGCTCCTAAGCCTGAGAGTGTACGAACGTACAACGATGAAGAAGAAGCCAAGTTTATTGCCATGGTAAACGACGGCGCTTTTGTAGAGCAAATTGCTGAAGCTTTAGGTCGTTCGGTAAACTCTGTACGAGGCAAGGCTCTTAGCCTTCTCCGCGCACAGTCTATCGATGCAATTCCTCGTCAGGAAACGACTAAAGGCGGATCAAAAGAAGATCCTCTTGCTGCTATCGAAACTGAACTGTCAGACATGACTGTTGAGGAGATTGCAGAACAAATCGGGAAAACACCTCGTGGTGTTAAAACCATGTTAACCCGACGAGGTCTTACTGCCTCAGACTATGATGGAGCTGCTAAGAAAGAAAAAGCTGCTGAATAAAACAACAGCGCTATCTTTCTAACTAGGGCAACCATGGTCTACGGATCATGGTTGCTTTTTCATACTCGGGGAATCTTTTGAATTTATCTAGTGCGTTGCTGAAACAAATAATTGAGTTACAGGACTTTGATACCTGGACTCAGTTGCGCAAGCACTATTTACCCTCCGAATACCAATCTTTATGGTCTGTCGTGCACAAGCATGTAGAGACCTATCACACCTTACCTACTTTCGAGGATCTAAACTATAGCATCCGCGATGGAGTTACTCGCGAAAAAATTCTAGCTATCTCTAGTGTAGAGGTAGAAGCAGATGCGGGTATGCTTCTAGAGTATCTAAAAAATGACTACGTACAAACAGAGGCTTTTTCTCAACTAGAAAAGTATATAGATCAGTCTATTGCTTTCGAGAGTGCCAGAGAGACTGTAGATCATTTACATGAACTCGTAATGGAATTAGAAGAGAAAGTAGAGTTAGAATCTCCAGAGGAGTCTATGCAAAGTATAGCTCTTTTTGAGTCTGACGAAGAAGTTGAAGGCTACCTCCCCCTCGGACTCAATACATTATATGATGAGAGTTTTATGTTTTCTCCCCGAGACTTAATTCTTATCGGTGGTCGTAGAGGGGGAGGTAAGTCTATTACGTGCGCTAATATCGCGAACAATGTTTACCAGTCAGGAAAAACTGCTATCTACTTCACAATTGAAATGGATAGTAAATCGACTTTACAGCGCTTGTGCGCTATAGCAACAGGAGTCCCACACTTAAGACTTCGCTCAAGAAACCTTAGTGTAGTTGAGTGGGAAAAGGTTGCCTCCTGGTGGGCTTCTCGTTTTACGGGAGGAGAAGCGTTGTACAAGTCTTATTTAGTCGACAGAGATTTTGATAATTTACATCATAAATTACGGACTACCTGCGAGTTAGACCCTGTATCTCAACTTGATATTGTATATGATCCTGCATTAACTCTATCTAAAATAAGATCAGAGTTAGATAAAAAAGTCAAGTCTTCTTTAGATGTTGGCGTAATTATAGTTGACTATATAAATCAAGTTAAAAGGTCTAACATACCTAGTCGCATGGGACAGTATGACTGGACGGAACAGATTGAAGTGAGTAAGGCACTAAAGTCAATGGCACAAGAGTTCAATTCGCCCATAGTATCTCCTTATCAGATAGATAACAGTGGAGAGGCTAGATTTGCGAAAGGGATTCTTGATGCTGCTGATGCTGCTTTTACTTTGAATCCTTGGACAACCGAAGATCAATGCATTACTTTTGAGTGTTCAAAAATGAGAAGTGGTAGAATGGAAAATTTTACCTCATTTATGGACTGGGAAACTTTAAGGATTGGTCCTGAGACTGTTCTCAGCCCTAAAGAAGCGGATTCTAGTAAAACGGGTGAAGAAATCAACGATATATAATCATCTACCTGAAAATAGTTCTTGACAAATCTATAATTATCTGATATAATATATGCTTATTATCAGGAGGCTCTATGCCAATAATTAATGGTTCACTAAATCACACTTATAGTGGTAGAAGAAGAAAAGTAATCAGGAGACAGCATGCAAAACCGACTAAGTTTCAGGAGTACAAACCAAAAAAGACGTATGCAAGTGTTCGTTCAGAGGAGGCAAAATGCTACCCATCGTGCACTACTACTATCAAAGCGGCGGCAGGAACTAGAAAAGAGTCTTCCCAATACACCGGAACCTATATCATCGGAATAGCAACGATGCACAAGTCTAATGCTGTACCTGTAACTAATAGGGAATATGCTAAAGACATATCTAAAATGTCTAACTAAGGATTAAATGAAAAGAGCTTATAAAAAAATAGAATCTTTATTAGATGTTTTGCAAATTAATATGGAAGCAAATAATTACAAAGAAGCCGAAAAAGTAGTCAATTATTTAGACATATACTTCTGTTTTATGAATGATGAGCAGAAAGACTATTATCAAGTAGCTAAAGATGCTATAGAAGAAGGGAGGCCCTGGATTATATGACAGTACAAGAGCTACTACAATCTAAAGGAATAGATTATCTTGCTAAGGGAAAAGACTTTCTTGTACGTTGTTTAAATCCCGAACATGACGATAGTAATCCATCTATGAGAGTGGATAGAACTACGGGCATATTTAATTGTTTTTCTTGTGGATACAAGGGAAACGTTTTTAGTTTGTATGGGGAAAAGGTAAGTCAGTTACAGCTAAAACGTGAACTACTCAAAAATAAGATTAACGAAAAGCGCGCAGACAGCGTTGGCCTATCTTTTCCCCTCTCTTACACGTCCTATACTGGGAACTGGAGAGGAATAAAGCCAGAAACATACAAAAAATTTGAAGCATTTCAACATCATGATAGAGAATACTTAGGAAGAATAGTTTTTCCTATAAGAGATTTAACTGGGAGAATAGTAGCATTCAATGGAAGACACACAACAAATGGCATACCAAAATATTATATTGCGCCGCCTAAGGCTAAGCTTCCTCTGTATCCCAGTGATGCTAATCCTATACGGAGTACCTGCTTATTAGTAGAGGGTATCTTTGATATGCTGAATCTTCATGATAAAGGTTTAAATAATGCTATATGTTGTTTTGGCACAAAAAATATATCAAAAGATAAATTAGGCATATTAAAACTTCGAGGAGTGCAAAGAGTAGATATATTTTTTGACGGAGATACTCCAGGACAAGCTGCAGCTTTAGAAGTAAAAGCTATGGCGGAAGAGATAGGTTTATATACTCGAAACATAAATCTTGAGGGACGAGATCCTGGAGACCTTTCAGAAGAACAAGTAGTAAACTTAAAAAACCAATTATATAATTAGGAGTACACATGAGCCCTAAGGTTGCTCTAATAGAAACCAAAACTTCAAGAACAGATTTTCGCTCAGAGTTTGACAATGCTTTTGAATTTGATCAGTATCAATTATGTTCCGATCCTACTATTAAAAAAGTATTAGTAAGAGATGTAGATATTAACATAGATATTGATTCTTATGACTGGGTTATCCTAGTAGGTTCTGATGCTTTAAAGTATTATACCAAAATTAATTCTGTGACGGAATATTCAGGAAGGAAAGTAGATAGTAAATTTCTTCCTGTAATAAACCCCTCTATGCTCGCCTTTAAGCCAGAAGCTAAACCTACTTGGGAAAACTCAAAAGCTAGTATTATTTCTTATATTAATGGTGAGATTAATGATGTAGTTATAGACGAGTCTATAGCTAGGGGAATACAAGATACCCAAGAGGCAAACGCATGGATTAAAGATGCTATTGAAAATGCCGAATATATTGCTCTTGACTCCGAAACTACTGGGTTGTATCCTAGAAATGGGCACATGTTAGGCATATCGATGTCTTACACGGGCCGTAGCGGGGTCTACATAGACACGGAGTGCTTTGACGAAACTACTGAAGACTTATTAAGAGAACTCTTTTCTACTAAAAAAGTAATCTTTCATAACGCCAAGTTTGATATGGCCTTTTTTGAGTATCATTTTGGCTTCGAGTTTCCCGACTTTGAAGATACTATGTTGCTTCATTATTTAATTGATGAGAACCCAGGAAATCACGGCCTCAAAACTCTATCACTTAAGTATACTCCCTTCGGTGATTATGAAAAACCAATGTATGATTGGATTGCAGAGTATAAGAAACAAACAGGGCATGACAACTCAAGTTTTACTTGGGACATGATTCCGTTTGATACAATGAAAACTTACGCAGCAATGGATGCTGTATGTACTCTACTTCTTTATGAAAAGTTTGTGAAGATTAAGCAAAACAGAAAGCTTAAGTGGGTATATGATAATATTCTTATACCTGGCTGCCGTTTTCTGCTGGACGTACAGGACAATGGCGTTCCTTTTGACTCTAAAAGACTATTGACCGCTCAATCTGTCCTTCAAGATGATATAGATCATGCTGTTAGTATTCTCTCTGAGAATGAAGCAGTAAGAAAGTTTGAGGCTATTAATGGAAAAGATTTTAATCCTAACTCTACAGTACAGCTAAGAAGCCTTCTTTTTGACTTCTTAGGGTTACAGCCAACCGGAAAGAAAACAGGAACAGGAGCAAACTCTACAGATGCGGAAGTACTGGAAAAACTTTCAGAAGAGTCGGATATACCCCGGCTCATACTTGATATACGGCAAAAGTCTAAAATCAAGAATACATATCTGGATAAGATCATTCCTCAGCTTGATCGGGATAAGCGACTTAGGACGAATTTTAATCTTCATAGCACTACTTCTGGGAGGTTATCTTCTAGCGGTAAGTTAAATATGCAACAACTTCCTCGGGATAATCCTACTGTTAAAGGATGTATTCGTGCCAAACCAGGAAACAAAATTGTAGCAATGGACTTAACTACTGCAGAAGTATACGTTGCAGCAGTTCTTGCAAAAGATACTGCCTTGATGGAGGTATTTAAGTCAGGCGGAAACTTTCATAGTACAATTGCTAAAACAGTATTTAAACTTTCGTGTAACGTAGAGGACGTTGCTGAAGTATATCCCACACAAAGACAAGCAGCTAAAGCAGTTACCTTTGGCATTATGTATGGAGCCGGGCCTGCTAAGATAAGTGAGCAAGTAACTAAAGATAGTGGTACATTTTTCTCAAAACATGAAGCAAGTGAAGTTATCACTGACTACTTTAAAACTTTTCACAAATTAAGGAATTGGATTGACAATAATCAGAAATTTATTGCGGATAATGGGTTTATCTACAGTTTTTTCGGCAGAAAAAGACGACTCCCTAATGTATCGTCTACCGATAAAGGTGTCCAGTCGCATAGCATTAGGTCTGGTCTCAATTTTTTGGTTCAGTCTGCTGCTAGCGATATCAACCTACTAGGTGCTATAGACATGAATCAGCACATCAAAACTTCCGGTATGAAGTCTAGAATCTTTGCTCTTGTGCATGACTCTATTCTTGCAGAAGTGCCCGAAGATGAAATTGATGTATACAAAGAGAATCTTCAACGTTATGTTCAGATGGACAGAGGGTTGAATATTCCAGGGTGTCCTATTGGATGCGACTTTGAGGTAGTACACGATGACTATTCTAATGGAAAATATGAAAAATTTATGGCGGAATACTATGGGCAAGTGGACTATGGACAAAACGCCTAGCTGTATGTGTATACCAGATAGACTAACTTACAACGGAAAAGTCATTGATAAAGCGTATTACATATCAGTCTATTCATTTAATAGAGTTTCCTATTTATCCGATAAGTAGCGACAACCTAGAATGGACAGATGGATTAGTTTACCTTGATGGGGATATACTTGATGATACTAATCAGTCAGGAAAAACTTTAGGGCATAGAAGGTTACAAACTCCCTTCTTGGGTCTATATAGACTTAAGAGCATGGGTCGAGACTATTTAAGCTTATTTCACGGTAAAACAGGACAATATTATATAGATAATTTAGGGACTATTTTCTTTTACGAAAAGACTAAATTTGCTAAGATTATATCCAGAAAAATAAAAGACGTAGTGCTTAAAGATACTCATGTAGCTTTAAAAGTGCTTGCTGTAAATGCAATAGTAATAGTCCCTAGGAGTCCTAGAGCAGAGCATAAGTGGGCGAATATGATATACATAGATTCTTTGCCTTGGAAAATATACAGTTTTTCTGAAGAAAAACAGGCTTCAAAACGAGTTAAGATTTAGAGTATGGCACAAAAACGTAGAAAGACTTTAAGAGATACAAATTTATTATTAACACCCATAGACCCTTTAACAAGGAACCAAGTAAAAGCTTTTGAAAGCGAGAAGAATCTAGTACTGCATGGAGTTGCCGGTACAGGAAAAACGTTTATTTCCTGCTATCTTGCTTTCGATGATATAGATAAAAACTTATATCAACAATTAGTTATTATAAGAAGTGCCGTTCCTACTAGAGATATTGGATTTTTACCTGGAACCGAGAAAGAGAAGGCAGGAGTATACGAAGAACCTTATAAAAATATAGCTGTTGAATTATTTGACAGAGGAGATGCTTATGAGATTCTTAAACAAAAACAAATAATACATTTTATGACTACTTCCTTTATAAGGGGAATAACTTTAAAAGATTCCGTAGTTTTAATAGATGAATGTCAAAACATGACATTTCATGAGTTAGATTCTATCGTAACTCGAATGGGAGAAAACTGTAAAGTTATTTTGTGCGGGGATTTTAGACAAGCAGACTTATCTAGAAATGGGCTATCAGACATACTACGAATATTTAAAGCTATGGATAACTTTGATTTAATCGATTTTGAAATAGAAGATATTGTAAGAAGTGGCTTTGTAAAGCAATATATTATGGCAAAACATAAGCTAAGACTATAGTGAAAACTTTTTGGAAGATATGGCAATACTCTCTAGGAGGTTACTCTGATGATAAGACAGAGCCTTACGATAAATATATTACAATAGTACGAACTTTAATTGTGGGAGTAAATTTTATGACTTGTTTTTTTATAATGGCAAACGTGGTACATAACTGGTGATTGTTGGATTTACTGCTAGTACTTTTGATCTTCTTCATGCAGGACATTGTTCCATGCTTAGAGAGGCAAAGACTCAATGTGACTATTTGATCTGTGGCTTGCAAGTCGATCCTGGAGTAGATCGCTTAGAAAAAAATAGACCAGTACAAACATTACCAGAAAGGTATATACAACTGTCAGCAGTAAAATATGTTGATGAGATTATACCATACGAAACAGAAATTGATTTAAAGGATATTTTACAAACGCTTAATATTGATGTTCGTATTCTTGGCGATGAGTATCGTAACCTAGATTTTACTGGAAAGGGAGTATGTCAACAACGCGGAATTAAACTATATTTTAACAAACGAGATCATAGGTTTTCTACTACTGATTTGAGAAGAAGGATACGTAACAGCTAGTGAAAGCAGTACTCAGCGATAGAATTTATCTACAAGTCAACTCGGATCAGAAGAAAGAGATAGGCGAGGCTCTTACGTATGTAATCCCCGCAAGGATCCCAACGGATCGTCCCCAAGTCATAAAAAATATGAACAGAATACGGGACGATCTTATTAGTATACCTATTGGTAGGTCAGACCTTATACCTGAAGGTTTTGAGATAGTAGATAAAAGACACAAAGAACCTGCGGACTTCCCTGAATTTAGATTTCCTTTGAGAGATAGTCAAAAAGCAGTTTATGATGCATTAAATGATAACGCAATTATTAACGCCTGGGTAAGCTGGGGTAAAACTTTTACAGGATTAGCAATTGCAGGAAAACTTAAACAAAAAACGCTAGTCGTTACACATACAATTCCACTGAGAAATCAATGGGCAAAAGAAGTAGAGAAAGTATATGGCATACAACCAGGAATTATTGGCAGTGGTAAGTTTGATATTGATTCTCCTGTGGTCGTGGGGAACGTACAAACTCTTTACCGGAATTTGGAATCCGTATCAAAGCATTTCGGAACTATTATTTTGGATGAGATGCATCATGTCTCGTCTCCGACGTTTTCTAGGATTATAGATAAAAGCTATGCTCGATATAAGATAGGGCTCTCTGGTACACTTGAAAGAAAGGACGGCAAGCATGTAGTTTTTCGGGATTATTTTAGTAACACAGTTTTTAAACCGCCTGCAGAAAACTACATGATGCCTGAGATAGATATTTACAAAAGTCAAGTAAGATTTATGGACGGATCTAGAACACCTTGGGCGAATAGAGTCACAGCTCTCTGTAATAACGAGGAGTATAGACATTCAATCGCTTTAATGGCAGCTTCATACGCGGCTAGAGGGCATAAAGTTCTTGTAGTAAGCGATAGAGTACACTTCTTAAAAGCCTGCGCTGAATTAGTAGGGGATAAAGCAGTCTGTGTAACAGGAGACGTGGGACATGAAGATCGTGAAAATTTATTAGCTGATATAAGAAATAATAAAAAAGAAATACTGTTTGGAACTCAAGCAATATTCTCTGAAGGTATTTCTGTTAATAATCTTAGTTGTCTCATACTAGGCACTCCCATAAATAATGAACCGCTCCTGACTCAGCTCATAGGGCGCGTTATAAGGGAGGATAGTAATAAAAAGACCCCTAAAATTGTAGACACTCACCTATTAGGTAACACGGCCAAGCGGCAAGCCTCTAACAGGATGGGATACTACATTAAACAAGGTTGGAAAATTAACCAACTATAATAAAAATAATTCTTGACATTACATTGAAATTTTAGTATAATTATGATTCTCTACAACTGGCCCAAAATCTTTACTCTTAGTAAGGGAAGCGCAAAACAGATGTATCTTATTATTAAGATGATTACTAATAATGAGATACCACAAAATAAGCGTGATCCCTTATACAGGTATATGGACGTAGATTTTTCTGGAATTAGCTTTTTAGTTCATCCAGAGGTCTTAGTCTATAATAGTTATGCGTACAGTTATAGAGACATAGGAGTATATCTAGCCCTAGCTTCTGCAAGAAATCTTATGGATTTTAAATTAACGGGTGACACACGTTTAGCTCTGGAACACTGCCCTGTGGAAGGAGTAACCGATTACTTAATAGAAAATAGACTACTTTATATAAAAGATGATTATATTCATTTTATCTATGAGGAAGTTACAAAGGAGAATACACACTAATGGCTATTGGATTTAACAAAACTAAAGGCGCTGCCAAAAAAGGAAATATTGTATCGTATGCTTATCGCGACGGTGATAACGACGTTCGTCTCGTAGGAGATGTTCTTGCTCGATACGTTTATTGGATTCCTGGAGAAAACAATAAGGATATTCCTTTTGAGTGCCTGTCTTTTGATAGAAACGAAGAGAAGTTTAACAATTTGGAAAAGGACTGGGTACGAGAATATCATCCAGACCTTAAGTGCACTTGGAGCTACGCTATGCAGTGCTTAGATAAGGGTGAATTAAAAGTCATCAATCTAAAGAAAAAGCTTTTTGAGCAAATTCTTACTGCTGCGGAAGATTTAGGCGATCCCACAGATCCACAAGACGGCTGGGATATTAAATTTAAGAGAGCAAAGACTGGCCCTCTTCCTTACAATGTTGAATATCAACTCCAAGTTTTGAAGTGCAAGCCCAGAAGTTTATCTGAAGCAGAAATGACTGCTATTGAATCTCTGAAGTCTATGGATGATGTTATGCCTCGTCCTACTACAGATGCTCAAAAAGAGCTTTTAGATCGTTTACGGTCTGGCGGATCAGATAAGACCTCTGATGATATTGATGAAACTATTGAAAAAGAATTTAACATCGCATGATTTTATTTACAGCCGATTGGCATTTAAAACTCGGGCAAAAAAATGTCCCAAAAGAGTGGTCTTTAAACCGATATCGGCTATTCTTTGATGAAGTTATATCGTTAGAAGCAGAGTGTAATATGCACATTATAGGGGGCGATCTTTTTGATCGCCTTCCTAATATGGAAGAGCTGGAACTTTATTTCTCTTTTATTAGAAGAGTAAGTATTCCTACTATTATATACGATGGCAATCACGAAGCTACTAAAAAGGGAAAGACTTTCTTTTCTCAACTTAAACAAGTAAGTAGAGATATCAACCCTTTAATTCATGTAGTAGACACTTCTTGGATGGATACAGATATAGGATTTAGTATCTTACCTTATCGTGAACTACATAGTAAGGGTAGTATAGAAGCTCTGGACTTTAGAAAGCCTGTGTTTACTCATGTTAGGGGAGAAATACCTCCTCATGTAAAGCCTGAGGTAGACCTTAGTCGATTTGAAGATTTTCCTGTAGTTTTTGCAGGAGATTTACATTCACATAGTAACACTCAAAAAAATATTGTATATCCAGGCAGTCCTATGACTACTTCTTTTCATAGAACAAAAGTAGAGACTGGCTATATATTAATTAATGAATCTGATTGGTCTTGGCTATGGTGCCCTTTTAAGCTGCCCCAACTTATAAGAAAAACTGTATCATCTACAGAAGAGATGGTACCTACCGAATTTGACCACACAATCTATGAGATTGAGGGAGATTTAAAGCAGCTCGCTAATGTTAAGAACACAGAGTTATTGGATAAGAAAGTTATAAAAAGAGCCTCAGAAGCTACCTTAATTATGGATAAGGAAATGTCCATACAAGAAGAAATAAAGGAATATTTACTTTATATACTAGAATTGGATGATTCTACTATATCTAGTATTATAGATACATTTAACGAATACTCAGGTACCTCATTATGATTACTCTGGAAACTCTTTACTGGAATAACTGTTTTAGTTATGGTCCAGATAACTTTTTAGATTTAACCACTGACTTAGTTACTCAAATAGTAGGTACAAATGGTACAGGTAAATCCTCTATACCCCTAATTATAGAAGAAGCTTTATACAACAAAAACTCAAAAGGTATAAAGAAGGCAGATATTCCTAATAGGTTTATAGGGGAGGGTTATGACATAACTCTTACGCTATCAAAAGATGAAGACAAGTATGTTATAATTATTAATAGGAAAAGCGGAGTAAAGGCAACTTTATTAAAAAACGACGAAGATATAAGTAGTCATACTGCTACAGAAACTTTTAAGACTATACAAGAAATAATTGGTGTGGATTTTAAGACGTTTTCTCAGCTAGTGTACCAAAGTACTACCGCTAGCTTGCAGTTTCTAACAGCAACGGATACAAATAGAAAAAAGTTTCTTATTGATTTATTGCAGTTAGAAAATTATATTACACTCTTTGAGCTTTTTAAAGATAACAGTAAGGCTATTAGTACAGAAATTTCTTCTATCTCAGGTAAACTCAGCACTATTGAAAAGTGGTTAAAAAATAATAATCTCACAGATACTACCATACTTCCAATGTCGGATATAACAATTTCTACGGAATCTGACGAGAAAGCTTTCCACAAACTTAAGACAGAAATTGAAAATATTTCGGAAAAAAATAAAAAAATTTCTAGAAATAATAGTTATAAACAAGCTTTAAAAGGGTTACCTATAGAAGAAGCTCAAAAGATAGAAGGCACCGAGAAAAAATCTTACGATGATCAACAAAAAGAGCTTGGGGCTTTATCAGGGGCGGTAACGGGGTTAAAGAAGTTTCTGGAAAAAGTAAATAATTTGGGAGATGAGTGCCCAACTTGTGAGCAGGAAATACCTCCTGAGTTTAAAATGTCTCTGATTGAAGACACGGAGACAGAATTATCCGAGCTTCGAGTGAAAGGAAGAGCTTTACAAGAATTTATACAAGAAACTCGGTCAGTTAATGCTAAAATTGACTACCGAAATAAGATAGAAAGGGAATGGAAAGATTTATATAATTCAATAGATCAGACACTTCCTGCTAACATTTTGGACGAGAAATTTCTAACAAGAAACTTAAAAGAAGTTTCACAGAGAATTTCTGAAGCAAAGTCTGAGATTAAAAAAATTGAAAAAGAGAACGCAAAACGATTAGAGAACAATACTAGAATTAAAGTAATACAAGAGCAAAAAGACTTATATTTGGTAGAACTAGAAGAGCTAGAAAGTTCTTTGAAAGATTTGGAAGTTACTCTTTCTAATTTGGAAGTTTTGAAAAAGACTTTCAGTACTAACGGCTTAGTTGCTTATAAGATTGAAAATCTTGTAAAAGAGTTAGAGGATATGGTAAACCATTACCTAGGAGAGCTTTCTGATGGTAGATTTACTCTTGAATTTGTAATACTAAATGATAAGTTAAACGTAGAAATTACAGATTCAGGCAATGTCATAGACATTCTTGCGCTCTCTTCAGGAGAACTAGCAAGAGTAAATACTGCTACTTTATTAGCTATTCGTAAGTTAATGAGTAGTATATCTAAATCTAAGATTAATATACTTTTCTTAGATGAAGTAATTAACGTATTAGATGAAGTAGGCAGAGAAAAGCTCGTAGAA